ATCTTACTACTTTTTAAAAGATATGCAACATCTATACAAAGAAAAACCCCGCTTTTTGGGCGGGGTCTTAATTAATACCAAGAGGCTGATTAGGCGCCAGCGGAACCATACATTCCGAGGGGGTCTGAATAGCCAAAAGAATAACGTTCACGAGACTTGTAACGTACGTTGCCTGTATCAAAGTCACCATCCATTGAGTTGGATAAAGGTGTACGAACGAAATGCTTCATGCCGTTAGGTACATCAGTTGTCAAGAACCATGCATTTGTGTCGGTCAAGAAATGGTTAATGGTGTAACCGTCTGGAATCGAACCATTGTTCTTAATAGCATTGATGTCGTTATCAGCTGTACCAACACGCAATTCAGTTTCTAGCAAACGAGTTGCAACGAACTGAAGTGCAGGTGGAACAACCAATTTCTTAGGTTTAGCAGCAATTAACAAACCACGTTCATCTGTCCATGCAGCAATTTGAATAACAGCGGCTTCCAAAGAAGTCTCATTCAAGTCAGCAGGAGTAGATGGAATGTTGCTGTTAACACCACCAGAAACTAATGGATGTAAAGCGGAAAATAATGCAACTCCGTCACCACCAGTTGCTGAAAAACCAGTGTTCAACACAGCAGCAGCTTTAACCTGTTTGGTATAAGCCATTGCACGAGCTAAACCTTTGGTATAGCGACCTGAAAGTGAATCGTAGAGGTTATCTTCGATTGCTTCTTCAGTTAAGCTAAAGCCAAGGGCAATAGTTTCGTGGTTGTAACGTGCTGTCCATGCTTCTTGAGCATTGTCGTAAGCGATGGCAGAGCCTTCATTTTTGACTGGAGCTGCAGAGAATCCTGACAGTTTTGTTTCTTCTTCGAAAGAACGCTCAGAAGATTCAGTTTCGTAAATCTCTTTGTGCTCTTGTTGGTATGTTGCATACTCAAGACCGAACAAAGCGTTCAATCCTGGGAGCAACTCTTTCAGTAGTTGTGAACGTGAAATAGCCATTTATAGCTCCTTATTAAGCGTATGCCAGACCAGTGGCGTTGTTATATTGATGAATACCAAAGTTGATCTTCACAATCACTTCGCTGTAAGTCGTAGCGGAAGGAGCTGTAGCAGGAACAACATCGATAACACGGACGGGTAACGTATTAGTTACGGCTGGTGAGGTGCTTAATACTGAGTAAGATGAATTACCAGAAGTTGTAGAACCTGCAGTTGCCAAAATTGACATGTTAGTGCCGATTGCATTTTTGGTTACTGTAGCCATAGTTGTGCCAGCAGAGCAAACCGCAACTTGGAACAATGTATCAGGATCATCAGCTACTACGGCATAAATCTTTGTACCTGTAGCAATAGCTTGAGCCGCTGGGTAGAACTGTTGTTGTTGGATTTGACCTGTTGAACTATTAGTGAAACTAACACCTAAAAATACACCGACAGGGGTATTAGCCGTTGTGCCTGTATCTTTTTCGATAGTGCCACCAATAACACGTTTAACAAAATCGCCATAGAAAATGTTAGCGTTGTAACCGCTTGCAATTTCCATTAAGCGAGTAGAACCCGCAAAGACCTGACCACCAATTAAATTGATTGGTTTTAGTCCGTAGGGGGCTGATACGGTTGGATAAGCCATATTAAACTCCTATATTTAAATTAAAAAAATTAACCTTTGCCAGTTGAACTTGAGGACTTACTCTCTTTAAAGAGTGGCATCCGTGGGTCGCTCTGACGCATTAAATTGTTATCTACAGCGTCCGTTTGATTCTGTGTAGCTTGAGCATAATAATCATTACGCTGCTTCACAAACTCGCTCGGAGTTTTGCATAACAACAATCCACCAATCTCGATGTTGTCCTTAAAGCGACTAGTCGGATCTATTAGCAATTGAAACTTTGGTTGTTCCTCAATTTTTACTGGTTCCCAACCTTCTCTGAGTTTGGCAGATAGATTACGTGGGTCTGAGTTATTTAAAGTAGAAACTCTGATCCAACGATAAGAATAATCTTCAATCTTATCTGGTTCTGGCAACAATTCAGGCGGCTTCCATGCTGTTGGACGCATTTCTTGTTGACGAGTTGCTACTTCACGAGGTGTTCTTTGTTCAGCCATTTTGGGACTCCAATTTTGTTAGTTCACGAGCATATTGCTCTGGTGTTAGATTAAATTTCTTAGCCAGTTGTATTTGCGTTGGCGTAAGTTTGACTCTTTTTGGAGAGGTAGACCTAGTAGCTGGTGCAACTACATTGCTCGGTTTTCTTGCAGAGGTTTTGGTCTCTCGTTCCGAAGAGTATTTGGCCTCTTCCTCAAATTTCTCAGGGAAACGTTGATGAATCTCTTTGTCGATGACATTGTAGTAGTGGTCAGAGCCTATTGGGACTCCTTCTCTTTCTAACCGTCTATGAACTCCCATTGCTAGGAAACTCATATCTTCATCTACCCCATACCAGCTGTTTTTATCCAGCCACGATTGGGTTTTTGAGTCCAAACGTTGAGGTTGTTGGGGTATTTGTACCTCAGTTTCTTGAGATTGTAAAGCTTCTTCTGAAAATTCTGGACGATAACGCTCTAAATCTTGCGCTTTCATCTTAATTTCCGTTAATTTTTCTTGCGCATTTACTAAACGATCTGAATCTCCAGAGTCATAAGCCTCTTTATAATCCCGTTTAGCATCATCTAACTCACGGCTTACCGTGGTTTTATAATTACTAACCAATGTTTGCTCACCAGCTGTTAGTTTTGTCTTAAGTTTTTGATTTTCCTGATAAACCTTCTGGGCAAAAGTAACGGCTTCTTGTTGCTCTTTAAAAGCAGCTTCTTTGGCTCTACGCTCATCGTGCATAGCCTTTTTCATCTGCATCAGGCGTTCTTTTGCCTGTCCAGAGTAGCCTTCTAAGTCATCGTTGTCGATTTCGTCTACGATTTCTTGTGGAAGAGGAGTGGCATTACGCCTATCTTCTTCTGGGGTGTCATCTACAATTTCGATTTCAATTTCATCTTCAATAGGGGCGCTATTGACGATTTCATCAGGAAATTTGTATTCGTCTTTTTGAAAATTTGCCATGTTTTTTCCTTAAACTCTGGTTATGCCACGGGGATCGTCAACAGTTCCTTCAACTGAATCATCATTAATAATCCTGAACTCTCGTCCGTGGATCTTTAATCGTGTTCCAGTGTTTGGTCTGGCTAGAATAAAGTCACCTTTTTTACACCATGGGCCTGTTGGAAAGCGTTTTTCATCTTTATAACAGTCTGGCCCCATTTCTACTACAAAAAACACGGTAGATAGGACTTCTTCCATGCGCAAAGTAGTATCTGCTTTATGAATTAGGCTACCTGAATGTTCTTTGTCCTGCTCTGGAATGGCACAAAGAATGTGGTATCCAGTAGGATTAGGGAGTTGTTTGCCTTTTTCTTCGGCTGTTTCTTCTGTTTTAAATATGCCAACTATTTGAGGATTATCGGGGTTTGAGCCGATAAGAATTTCACTCATCTGTGTTCTCCATACGTTGTTTGAGGTCTGTAATGGATAAACATGCAGACTCAAGACCTCGGATTTGTCCACATGCGTACTTATATTCCTCGTGATTTGCACAATTTCCTGCAGAAATAGCTTTTTGGAGCATATCTATGCGTTCTTTGTACTCATTTAAGAGGTAATCTAGGTATTTGTTCACTTTTTAATTCCTGTTTGAGGGTTAGTAGTGTTTGAAACGTGTTGTTGCACCTTAAATTTTTCCTGCAACTTCTTAATTGACAGATCATTCGTGTCTTTTTCTAGTTTTACTAAGTTTTGAACACTGGCAATACGCTCTTGTGAAGCAATTCTTTCACGCTCAATACTGAGTCTTTCTTGTGCTTCTTTAATATCTGCTTGATCTTTCGCTGCTTTACGTTGTTCCTCGGCTTGTTTTAAATCTAACTCTTGTTTTTGCATTTGAATTATAGGATCTTGCTGGGCTTGCTGGGCTTGTTGGGCTGCAATTTCAGTTTGGCTACGATTCAATAAAGCGTCTGAAGCTTTAGCTGCCATCATAGAAATCTGAACTTCAATTTCTCGTGGAATATGTTCATCTTCATCTTCTGGATTTGGCAACGGCATTTGCATCAATTCTTCCATCTGCTTGCGGTATTCAAAAGCCAAATGTTCATTAATATGTGCCAATGCAGATGCTTGAATAGCTTGAGCTTGTGGATTTTGACCAATCAATTGGGCCATTTTTGGATCTTTCATGGCGTTCATATGTACAGTAATGTGCGCTTGGTGATCCTGATACAGGAAAGCTTTTACTGGCTTCATGTTAATAATGTTCATGTTCTCAGAGATTGGATCTGTTGGAACTTGATCGTCTTCTAGTTTTATTAGCTTCTTAGCGTTTTTAATTCCTAAGACTTCTAACATTTGACGATGTAACTGGCCCATGTCATAGAGTTGTGGAGCTTGTTGGGCCAGCTGTAAAACAGCTTGGTACTGAACCACTTTTTGGCTCATGGTTGCTGCATTAGGATCAGAGACTGGAATTACGTCTACATTGTCGTAGTCAGACTGTTTAGCAAAACGAGTTCCTACTTGTGGCTGGTAATCGTAAGAGTCAGGCGTGTAGTCACGGATGATGTTCTTTAAAAGCTTTAACTCTTGCTTCATAGAGTAATGAACACGAGCCTGAACTGCAGTCATTACCTTAAGAGTACGCTCCAAGATAGCCAATGTTGTGCCAACTGGTGTGTTGGCAGACATGTCGGCAATCTTTAAGTCTGAAGCAGAAGCAAATCTACGCCCTTCTTCAACGATTGTTCCCAATAGACTATATAGAACTTGTGATGGCTCTTTATAAGGCAAAGGAAGAATGTTGTCTCTTAATGCTCCAGATGGTACATCTACGTCACGGAATTCGCCTGGGGAGATTGGTGTATCGTCACCTTTGACTCGCAAGCCACGGGTCTTAAAGCCACCTGGCAAGTTGCTAAGTGTTCCTGCATCCACGAGTTGGCGAATAATACTAGTGCCAGACTTAGCAAAAGCACCGACAAGGTGAATAAGGCCAAAGCAATAAAAGCCGAAACCTGGAACATACCCGTAATGGACAAAGTGACTTCTCTTTTGTTTTGTTTCATCTTCTGGTCTCCAGTTTCTGCGGATAGAAAGAACTGTCTGAGTTCCCTTTTCCACAGTAACGATATAAGGCAGGGATATGCCAGTAGGCTCTCCATCTTTATCCTCATCTTCGTAACCTGGTAAATTAAGGTTTACTTGAATTTCTAACAGCTTATAGCGGTCATCCGTTGTTGCTTGGAATCCCATCTTTTCAGCAATTTTCTTTTCAACTTCATCAAATGCGTTAACGGGATCACCCAAGTCAACATCACGATAAAATCCTGCAACCTGTAATCTGCGCAGTTCATTCTCAGTTTTGCGCATTACATGGGTAACACGGTCTGCAGTCTCTAAGTTTGACGCACCGTAAGGAACAATAAGGTCTTCAGCGGGTACAAATATAGATACTTGGCGGTTAAGGTTAGGATCAAAATAGACTTTTTTAAAGGCGTTACCTGAAAGACCCAAGCCCCAGATCATGCGCTCATGTTCAGGACGGTATTCTTGCATCACATCGGTAATTTGGTAATTCATGTCTTGCTGAACTCGGTCAGCAGAATCCATCTTCTCTGGAGTTTCTTTGCCAATAATCTGAGTCTTTACTGGGCCAGCAGCTGGCAGGGTTTCCATGACTGTCTCAGCTTGGAACTTTACTAAGGCTTCGGAGAGCAGTGGGTGGTAAACACCACAAGCGCCTTCCCATGGTTCAGAGCGAATCTCAATTTTCATTCCCAAAAGCTCTAAACCGTCAACGTAAGTTTGCATCCACTCTTTACGGGAGCTAATGTCTGCATCAACATCGCTAATCAAATCACCACAAATCTGCGCTAACTCCCTTGGGTCAATCAGTTCAGCTAAGTTTTCATCAAACTTATCTTCTTCGTCTTCTGACTCGATCTCTAAAATAGGTTCTCCATCTACCCCGATAGTGACTGACTCTGGATCTTCAATTTCAATTTCTAATTCGGGTTCATTTTGGTCAATTGCCTCAAGACCTTGTGGTAATTCGTACAGCGATTTTTCCATTGACATCATTAATCCTTTTTAATAGTAGCTAACTGGCCGTCTTGATTTGAAGTATTTTTGTTCTTCATCCTCATCGCTTTGAAGCCGTATATAACCGCCTTTTCTGAACCGCAATAAAGCCTGTGTGGTTGAGTCTACTAAGTCATCATGGTCCGAATTTGGAAAGCTCGCCATCTCTTCAATAACCTCTTCAGCCCAACGTTTTCTTGGAGCCCATACTTTGCCAGAAGCAAATATATCTGCCACCGAGTTTACACGAGAAATCTTATCATTTCCTCTAGTTGGCGTAAATTCTTGCACTGGTATTCCCATGGATCTTAACTCATATATCAGTGGAGCACCAGACGCTTTCGCCTCCACAATAAACGCATCTGGCTCCCATTCTTTATACATTTCTAGGGCTCTTTGCTTAAGTTCTGGAAACTCTAATCGTTCTTTATAGGCATCTAGCAAAATAATATGCGCATCGTTTGGATCTTCATCTTTATAAAATACCCCCCATGTCGTACAGGCTGAGTAGTCTGAACGCTCATTTTTAGTAAAAGCAGTATCCCAAGATTGGATAATGAACTCACACGGTGGCGGTCTTTCTTTTTCCCAGACTTGCCACCATTCTCTTTTGACTAAAGCCCCCTCTTCAGAGGTCGGATTTTGTTGATACTGGGCTGACCATTTGGAAATCGGCAAGACATTGCGCAGTTTAACCAGTTCTTCTAATGACCAAAACTCAGGCCATAGTGGTTTTTCGTTTGGCATGATGGCTGGAAGGCTAATAATCTCCCATTCATCACCGTCTTTGTCGACCATAGACTGACAGACTCTACCCGTTAAATCTCG